CATTCGGTTGTGGAGCAGGCGCTTGGTAGTTTGGAGTCGGCGCTGGTTGCGGACGTGCAGGGGCTTGAGGTGGCTTGGGCATCGGCGGAGAGGCCAGCGGGTTATTAGGAATCTGCATGCCGCGAGCTGCAATTGCCTGTTGCATTGCAAGGTCACGTGCGCGTGCTTTTAATGCTTCAAGATTTTCTGGATTGAACGTAGGTTCTTGATAGCTCTGTTCGTATTGCAGCTGCTCGTCTACTTGAGCAGGATTGCTTGAAGGAATTTGCTCTTGCATACTAGACATTTACTTCGTAGATAGATTAGCATTATTAAAAATAAAAAGCGATATGACAGATGAAATCTCTCGCTGTCTCAAAAAAATCGGAACGGAGCTTGAGAATGTCAACAAGGCATTAAATAGTATTTGGTACAGTCGCTATCAAAATGGAGAGACCGACGTACTGGATCCAAGGTGCCATGCAGATGAGTATATAACACTTGAAGTATGCGCTAAACGATTACACGTGACTCCGCAAACGATAAGAAACTGGATCAAAATAGGAATGCATAACGACAATAAGGGCTGGAAACAGGGCATTCACTACGTAAACGTAGCCGGAGACGCAAGGATTAAGGGATACTTAAGAATTCCCTGGAATAATCTTGTGCAGACTTTCGCGAAAAATCCGGTAGAAAAAGAAATCCTTCACAAAAATGTGGGTGGACGAGGGCTTTATAAAGACATTCCTAGGCCTGATGACGAAGCAGATCATCCAAAGTTATGAGTTATAGATTTTACGGCTTCAATATAGAAGATGTCACATTAGAAAACTACGCGGAGATATTACCGAAATCTTTGGCGTACCAAATAGAAATATTTTTACCTCCTGAAGGATCTTTTGCAACGCCTGATCTTCAAAGGTACTTGGAAATTTTAAAAAACTATGAAGAGGAAGATGAAGGTTCAAGCATGACATTGGCAAATAGATTACGTGTTGCATTTAGAGATTTAAAACCGGATACAATCTGCGGAAAATTTCCACAGGCAGAACTTCCTCTTAAAAGAAGACTCAGGTGTGTAGCCGAATATCTGATACGTTCAAATGAATTCAGAAAACTTAGAGACGAAAATGGTAAACTCATCAAGAGAAAGGGGGTGCTAGGGAAAATGGTAGTAATTTACCAGCCTGAACCTAAACTCCTTGAATCCTTACGTCGTCAAGATTTAATGCAATGAACAGAAGAGAAAAGCTTTTATTAAGCATCCTTGGTAAAGAACCTGATCTAACTAAGACAAAGATGTTAGATACGACTGTAAAAATTATTCTTGGTGACCTGGGCAAACAGTATTCTAAATTCTGGGAACTTGAAGGACCTGGAGTCATGTGCTTTCAACCTCATCAAGAGCGTTCAATGTTTTACATGACGCTTAAAGAAGTTCATTCAGCAGAAGAAAACTGTCAACGGGAAAACGACGGCCAGCTAGCGGAAACTTTTCGTCGGATCTTAGAGGCAGGGCAGAAAATTGATCCAAGTGAAAAAGCTGGTTACATTATCAATGACGAACAAGGAATTCGTTATTTTGAAATTTGTTATAACACTGCCAGTGAAAGTTCTTTGGAAGACGTTGTTCAATGAGACCTTTTGTAGAAAATGAAGATTTTGAGCTGATATCAAACTATGATCTAGTCCAAAGTGCTCATGCTTTGCTTGGCGGCATCGATTTAGATGTTGCCAGTTCAGACAAAGCAAACTGCTACGTGGGTGCGGATGCATATTACACACCCTCTATGGATGGTCTTAACGAGCAGCCTTGGTCGGACAGTATTTACTTGTTTCCTCCCGGAGGTACTTACTTCTGGCAGCACAAGATGCAGCGTTGGAAGAAGACACGGTCTGCATCAGTAACCCTTACTTCGTCCCAGGCTGTCTGGTTCAGGCGTATGTACCGTGAATGGATGAAAGGAAATATTAAACAAGGAGTATTCATGACAAACCATCCTGACATGATCCGACATGATCAACGTATATTCGATTTTCCAATTTGCATATTGAAACATGCGCCGATGATGATTAAAAATACAAGTCAGGGCGTCGATGAGAGAAAGCAAACATCAACAACCATAATCGTTTATATGCCTCCGCATGGGTTGAATACAGAAAATATCGAGAAGTTTATCGAGATTTATTCCGAAAAAGGCAGGATTATTTGCTAGGCTTTCTCTTAAGCAATTTACAAGAGATGACGCTGTTAGCCGACTTTGAGATTCGAGATCTTGCCCGCGTTCATAAGATGATCGAACCTTTTGTTGATCATGTAGTCAAAGAAGAAAAAGGTAAAAAGGTTCTAAGTTACGGCTTGGGTTCTTATGGGTATGACATTCGGCTTGATAGTAAAGAATGTTTTTTATTTGGAGGTGTTCAGACAGGTGTTTGTGATCCAAAAGCTTTTGATGAAGGTATCCTGAAGCCCCTAGATTTGCATGAGGATGAAAGGGGAAAATTTTTTATTCTCCCTCCTTATGGTTACTGCCTGGGAGTCGCAAAAGAAAGGCTTAAGCTACCTCGGAATGTAACTGTAATTGCTGTGGGTAAATCAACTTATGCTCGATCTGGAATCATGGTTAATATCACACCAGCTGAGGCTTGCTGGGAAGGTTATCTGACATTGGAAATCAGTAACTGCACAGGCCTATTTAATAGAGTCTATGCAGAAGAAGGTATTACTCAACTTTTATTTATGGCTGGAAAACCTTGCTCTGTCAGCTACCAAGATAGAAGCGGTAAGTATCAATCACAGCCACATCAAGTTGTCTTCTCTAAAGTTTAAAATCCGTAGAACCTTCCAAACCTGAATCCTGGTTTCTTACTTACCATCATTCCGCCTGCACCGGGTCTTCCATAGTTACGGCCACGGAGACTCGGTAATTCCGTACCATTGACTACGAACTTGCCAATTGGAATACGAGATCCAAATCCTGGTTCGTTAATGCTTTGGCGCTTCTGGTATTCTCCTGCTGCTCTGGCACTAGCTATTCGCCTTCTGTTCTTGTCTTCCACTCTTTCAGGATTAGATCTCTCCTGAAAAGCAAATCGGGCAGCCGAATTTAAGCGACGATTGTCTCCTTGGAGAAATCGTGCATCTGCTGAATAAGTAGACTGTATTTTTCGCAAATTCTAAATTACTGCCTGTTACTATTATAGAAGGACATAATCAAAGAAATAAAAATGTTTGACGTAGCCACGAGTTTTTTGGAGAACTTCGTTGGAAGCAATCCTTATGTAAGAAGGTGCGTGACAGGCTGTGACACTAATGGACAGCCTTTGGACAATTATTATGCTGACGTTCCGATGTATGATAACTACAACAACGGAATTTCAACATGCGAAGAAGGTTACAACAGGGAAAATCTGGCGTTAACGGGGAACAATCAACCTGTATTGATGTCTCCGCAAGCGATGGCGGATCAACAAGTGGCTCGAATGCCTGGCAGTCAGGCATCAGTAGACAGGGGCTTCTATGTAGGGAAAGAAATGGCACCAGTGATTCCGGGTCAAGCTCCGGGAGCGCGACCGGGTCTGACGGGTTACATCCCCAGTATGGAGGAAGCACTGGCAGCGGGAGCGACGAACGGAGTTACAGGGTCGTTGATGATGGTGGAGATGGGTCCGGACGAGCAGATGATGCAGGAGTCAATGAAGAGGCGTGGTTTGATCCGGTAGAAATGGATTGCCCTGGGGGAGTATGTCCTGTGCCCTGGGCAAACTCAACATCAGATACAATTGAATCCGACAATGTAAATCATCCCTCGCATTATACGGGCGGAAACATTGAGTGCATCGAAGCCATAGAAGCACAGCTTAGTGAAGAAGAATATAGAGGTTACCTGAAAGGAAACATCGCAAAATATTTGTGGCGAGAAAAGCACAAAGGGGGAGTTGAGTCTTTAAAAAAAGCCGAATGGTATTTAAAAAGACTCATCGAAACTGATGGGTAGTTTATAAGAAACAATTCTCATCATCATCTTCGCCAATCAGGTCATCAGGAATGTAAGACACAAGCTCTGAAAGCTCTAAGTCAGTAGGAATGTCGAATTCAATATCGACTTGTTCTTCTGCCATTAGCGCTTTCAGTGCGTTCCATTCCATCAACCTTTGGTGATAGAGGTTAAGCAATGCACAGATTAATTCATCTCGATTTAAATCCTTGGCATGCACCTCTGCTTTACGCATCGCGAATTGCATTTCCAAAGGGAGATGAAACTCTTTAGTCTCAGAACTATGTTCCATGTAACTCCTCTTTTGTATTAATTTTACTCTAAAGCATAAAAGAGACGGTCAATTTCTTGTTCAATTGGAAAACTAAGAGTGGTGTCTAAACCGAATTCATTCGCAAATTCGGATAGCACATAAGGGTTGACACGTTCTTCGAATCTGCGAATTGCATTTACCTGTCTAATGGATGCTTGATAATCCCTAAAAGCTTTCAGTAAAACATCTGGAGGCATCCAGGCAAGTTCATCGATATTCGTCAGAAATATATTTCCTTCCTCTCGTCTTCTTTCTAAAAGGCCAGCAATTACTTTATGTTCATCATCGAAAATCCAACGATTGAACTCATGGATTACCTCAGCAAAATCTCCTCTCTCTACTGCATCGACAATTGAGCTGTATAGAAAAGCTTCCCACCCTACAGAGTGAATGAAAGATATTAGAGCATTCTTCATGTGAGGGTCAAGATCTAGTTTCAGCGCATCAAGTTCGCTGTCAATCACGTCTAGTTCTGCAAGCAAATACTCAAATGCTTTTTTTCTTGAAACTAGCTGACCCTTCAGTACAGGAGACCCATCTGGGTAAAACTCTGAGCCGTAACCAATTGTATAGGGTTCTGCCCCAGTGGCTGGATCAGGACATGCACGTTCATTAAAACCCTCGTACTTTTTTATGATACAAATAGCAGGAGAAAAATCGTGCATGAGGTACACAGAGCTGAGCTGATTATAATCTATTTATAAAAGAAAATGGTTGTTACTCTAGAATAAGCATAACCAAACTATTTCTATGACTTCACATCAGTCAAAGCAAGGTCGTGTAGGTGCAGCAAAAGCCAAGACTTCTGCTAAAGCTCCTAAGAAGCTAGAGAAGACTCCTATTAAAGGAAAGGAAACGGCAAAGGGGCCAGGTAAAGAAGAATCAATGAAAGAAAAAATGGCCCGGCTGCGTTCCATGCGTAAAAAGAAGTAACCTTATTTACCCTGACCGCGCAGTTTCTTTTTACCTTTTTTGGGGCGAGAGTGTTTACCTTGCCCCTGAGAGGTTTTCTTTGGCTGACCTTCAACGTAACCGCCGCCTTTTTTCATTTATCAAGAGAAGCTTCACACATTATACTAAATAAAAACAATTTCATTTGCTGTAATTTTACTTGCTCTTCTTGTGGCCTAGCTGGAGAACCAGGCCAATATTGAATGGCGTCACAGACAGCTGTGTATAAAGCTCTGCAATCTTCAATCGACAACTGCAGCTCTACATTTACCATGCTTTACAACTCCAGTAGCCTGCGCTCATTTTATCTTTCTTTTCACCGCATTTATGTCGAGCCCTAAAGCTTTTGCGCCTTGCAGGATCTTCCTTCTTGATTGACATATTGGCATCGCCAAAACGTACAATCTTTTCTTTTCCTCCTGAACAAGCTTTTACAACAGATTTTTTGCCCCCTTTAACATCTCTGCGAGGTTTGTTACAAGGCATCTTATCCTTCTGAATCTTTGCGGCTTTTGCTGCTTTTAATCTTTTGTCAGACATAATTAGAATCCAAATCCACCGAAGCCACCAAGTCCACCAAGACCACCTGAGGCTCCTCCTAATAACCCTCCTCCTAAATCAGAGGTGAAGTCATCTAAGAAGGATTGACCTGATCGCGATTTCCTTGTACCAATTCTATTATTAGTATTGTCAAAGTCGGAAAAACTATCCGGCGAAGGAGGGGTCAAAGGTTCATCAAGAAAACTTCCAATTGAACCCAGAGCTGCTTGAGGGCTTGAGGTGTTAATGCCTGACAGTAAATCAAAATCTCCAAACTCAGATCTCACTTCTTCTTTGCTTTGACCTGGGAAGAAAGTCTCATAAAACTCTTTTTCTGTGCCACGAAATCCTGCTTGTTGGAATATACCAAAAAGACCGTCACCCGCTCGTCCTGACCCCTCTTTATCTGTTTCTCTCTCAATATAATCTACACCCAGTGTCTTTTGACTTACTTCTTCACCTGCGTCAGCAAGTTCTTTAATCCTCTCTCTTAATTCAACAGTTTCGTCGCCACCGATAGTGGCTGCAATAGTATTTTTAATTTCATCTAATTCACTTTCACCTCCTGCAAGGGCTAGTTGCCTACCAAGTGGAGTGTTCGGGCCAACCCCTGCGTCATCTAATACGCCTTCAGTAAACTCTTCTGGCGAAATAAAATCACCAAAGACTGAAGTTCCATCTCTTTCAACTTGTCCAATAAGACTTGGAATGAGATCAAAATTTTGAAACTGTTTAATACGATCAGGGTCAATTGGATTATCAAAGGCTGCAAAGGTTATAGGCGCACCATCTAATAAAAGTTCGTTACCTTCAATATCTTTACCTCCTCTTGTAATGTCAAAAAGTGTTCGCGCAAAACCTGCTTTATCAATTCTGTACTCTAAGCTGCCGTCAAATGTAGCAACAGGCTCAACAGCAACACCACGTGTAAGAAGAGCGTTAATATATTTAGGATCGCCTTCCGTTGCTTTTTTAAATTCTTTAGCAAAAAAGTCTTTCTGAAATTCTAATTTTCTTTCATACCTAGAACCATCCGCTGCCTTTTGCTCTTCAACCGGACGATCAAAAAATGGATTTTCAAAAAACTGAGCATTAAATGTTTCATTTACTGGCTTTAAGTTATTTAAAAACTCTTGAGTTTTTTGTGTGGCAAGATTATTCAAAGAATCTTGAGTAGTTTGAGTCTGAAAAGGGTTTTGAAACTGTTCGTCAACGTTAATAAAATTAATAAATTCGTTGATAGATTTAGAGGCGTTGAAGCGTGGGCGTAGATAATCATTGATAAAATCACGAGCAAACTGAGAGTCAACGTCTACTGCTCTAATATTTCCATTTTCATCTCTTAGATTTCCTAAAAAATTAAAATCTGGATTGTTTGGATCATCTATACGTTTGATTTCATTGTCTAATTCTTGAATACGTGCATAAGGATCTAACTCCCGCCCGCCTACACCAAACCTTGTTCCGGTAAGTGTTTTTAAAACGTCTTGACCACCTGGCGCATTTTTTAAATATTCAACTACTTCATCAGAAGTTTGAAATCCAATTTCCCTTAAAAAACTATCTTTAAATTTACCTGTTTCTTCGTCAAAAACTTTTCCTTTATCCTCTAATGCACGTGATCTAAACTCTGGATTATCTTTGTTTGCGTCATAAAACTCTTTACCAAATTGACTAATAGAAATAAACTCTGGATCTCCTGGTACTAGACCGGCGATGCGTTCATTATACTTTGCTA